CCAGGAGAAAAAGAACCAGAATAACCTACTATGGAAATTGTGTTCTGAGCATCACCCTTAATAGAAATCGACTGTGCTGATACAGCACTATCGTTCCAATATATCTGACCTGTACTAGGGTCTATGATGACATCAGTAGGCATTTACTATTATTCCTTGACCATAATGGCATCTAATGTAGTGAGTAATAATTCAATTATTGCTATTCTGGTATCTTTACCACTCAATCCAATGTCTGAAAAGTCTGAGCCATTAATATGAAACGTTTTTCTTTCTAAAACATTTAAATCATAATCAAACAAAGAATAAATAAATCTAATCCCTGATTCAATATTTATGTTGCCTTCTTCAATTTCAAGCCATTTTATATTTAAGTTTGATGCTTTTAAAATTCTGAACTTGTGCATAATTTTTCCACTTATTAATAATAATATTCAGAAGGCAAACTAATGCTTGCCTTCTGATATCTCATGCACATTGATACTAATCTTGTTCAATATCTAAATGTGCATCTTTTCTTGAACCGTGAACTATATAGTCAACCTTGATTGATTTAAATTTCTTAGTAAATGGATTACCAGTTGCTGATATTATAAAGGAACTAGGAGCTTTTTCTAAGATTTGAACTCCATAGTTACCCCATGATGTAAGATGAATTGAATATTCTTGATTTACAAGTTTTGTCCAGTATTCAGGAAGTTCTACTATGATATTTCCCTTACCTTCAACTGTTCCTCTATGATATACACCATGTTCAGGTCCTTCAAGAACACCGTATACAAGTCTCTTGCCTTCTTTTGTAGGGTGTGGAATATCAAAGCTCTTAGTTGTAGCTCTTAAGTTTCCATTTGCATCAACAGAGAATTTTGAAGTTGCTGTTGAATTGATACCCCTTATAAAGAAGTCACTTGTAGAGTTGTCATCTCCAGAAACAGTCTGAATTGTTAAATATGAACTATTTGTAATTGCAGAAGTTGCTGTAAGAGTCAAACCAGCTCCACTACCAACAATATTGTTGAGAGTTAATGTATCTGTTGAAGCATTATAAGCTAAGTTTGTATCTGTAGAAACTGCAACACCAGCACCAGTTGCTAATGAAGATAACAATATATAGTTAGTAGTTGCGAGAGTTGAACCAACATTCAAGTTTTGAGCTGTTGTAGCTGTACCACTAACGTTTCCAGTAAGGTTACCTGATACGTTACCAGTTACGTTACCTGAATGGTTACCAGTGAGGTTTCCTGATACGTTTCCAGTTACGTTGCCAGAAACAGTTCCTGTTACATTACCTGTTACATTGCCAGAAACACCACCAGTAAGGTTTCCAGATACGTTTCCAGTTACGTTACCTGAAACAGTTCCTGTTACATTACCTGTTACATTTCCTGATACACCACCTGTAAGGTTTCCAGATACATTACCTGTTACGTTACCTGATACAGTTCCTGTTACATTACCAGTAACGTTACCAGAAACACCACCAGTTAGGTTACCTGATACGTTTCCAGTTACGTTACCTGAATGGTTACCTGTAATGGAGCCCGATACATTTCCAGTTACGTTACCGGATACAGTACCTGTGACGTTGCCTGAGAATCCAGTTGCTATTACAACTCCAGAGCTAGGAACAAATTTGAACGCTGTTGCAACAGATACTCCTGCTCCTACTAAGCTAGTTCCAAAAGGACTAAAGGTAACAAAGTTTTCAGAGGAAGTAGTAGCAAGAATTTGTGTAACGCCACTAGCAGTGGTAGCAATTCCTGTTACGTTTCCAGTTACATTTCCAGAAACATTTCCTGTAAGGTTACCTGATACACCACCTGTAAGGTTTCCTGAAACGTTACCTGTTACATTTCCTGAAACAGTTCCTGTTACATTTCCAGTTACGTTACCTGATACACCACCTGTAAGGTTTCCTGAAACATTTCCAGTTACATTTCCTGAAACAGTTCCAGTCACGTTTCCAGTCACATTACCTGATACACCACCTGTGACATTTCCTGAAACATTACCTGTCACATTACCTGAATGGTTACCTGTAATTGAACCCGATACATTACCAGTTACGTTTCCTGAAACAGTTCCAGTCACATTACCAGAGAATCCAGTAGCTATTACAACTCCAGAACTAGGAACAAATTTGAACGCTGTTGCAACAGATACTCCAGCTCCTACTAAACTAGTTCCAAAAGGGCTAAAGGTAACAAAGTTCTCAGAAGAAGTTGTAGCAAGGAGCTGTGTAACGCCACTAGCAGTAGTTGCAATTCCAGTAACATTACCTGTTACATTTCCAGAAACGTTACCTGTAAGGTTACCTGATACGTTACCAGTTAGATTACCTGATACGTTACCAGTTACGTTGCCTGATACAGTTCCTGTGATATTACCAGTAACATTTCCTGATACACCACCTGTTAGGTTACCTGATACATTACCAGTTACGTTACCTGAAACAGTTCCTGTTATGTTTCCAGTTACATTTCCAGATACACCGCCCGTAACATTACCTGATACGTTTCCTGTAAGGTTTCCTGATACGTTGCCAGTTACATTGCCAGAAACGGTGCCTGTAACATTTCCAGTAACATTACCTGAAACACCACCAGTGACATTTCCAGAAACGTTACCTGTAAGGTTTCCTGATACGTTACCAGTTACGCTTCCTGAAACATTTCCAGTAACATTACCGGATACAGTTCCTGTGACGTTACCTGATATACTAGAATTTATTGTCCCAACTGTTCCAGTATAAACGTTAGAACCAGCTACAGTTGTTGCATTTGGGATAAATTTGAATCTACCATCAGTGTCAGAGAATCCAAAGAATCCAGTAGTAGCAGTACCAGCATTGGACCATCTAAATTCAATACCTCTATCTTGGTTATTATCAGCTGTAGAGTGTGTCCCTCCAACGCCTGATCCAACCACAATAACAGGATCAACAATTGTAGAAACAGTTGAGTCAACTGTAAGTGTTGTTCCTTGAACAGTTAAGTTTCCTGTAATAACTACGTTATCAGCAATATCAACTTGACCACCACTTGAATCTAATATAAGGTTGCCAGTAGATGTTGAAACTGTTCTCGCAGCGCTTCCTACGGTAACAGAGTTTACAGTTATATTACCAGTACCCATTGACAAAGCATTTGTACTAGGATTGATAGTAAATGTGGCATCAGAAGAAACTGCAACTCCAGCACCTGTAGGGGTAGGAGACATCAAGATGTAATGGGTAGTACTTTCTGCAGCATTATTTACAACCATGTTAGCTGCTGTGGTTGCTATACCTGAAATTGTACCAGTGAATGCTCCATTAAAGTTTGTTGAATATAAGATATTGCCTGTAGGGTCATAATACAAAGTGTTGTCTGTTGATAACGCAAGACCTGAACCAGCTTGAGCTCTGACAAATGGGAGGAAATGGTTACCTGTTGCAGTATCTGCTGCTACAACGTTAACATGTTGTGAGGTAGTGGCAAATCCAGTAACGTTACCAGTAAGATTGCCAGAAACATTTCCTGTTACATTGCCTGAAACATTACCTGTAAGGTTGCCTGAAACATTACCTGTTACGTTACCGGATACAGTTCCTGTTACGTTGCCTGTTACATTACCTGAAACACCACCAGTAAGGTTACCTGATACATTACCTGTAACATTACCTGAATGGTTACCTGTAATTGAACCCGATACATTGCCTGTTACATTACCAGATACAGTTCCAGTAACATTTCCAGAGAATCCAGTGGCTATTACCACTCCAGAACTTGGGACAAATTTGAATGCTGTTGCTACAGATACTCCTGATCCTACTAAACTAGTTCCATAAGGACTAAAGGTAACAAAGTTCTCTGCAGAAGTTAATGAAAGAAGTTGTGTAACACCACTGGCAGTAGTGGCAATTCCAGAAACATTACCTGTAACATTTCCAGAAACGTTTCCTGTAAGGTTACCTGATACATTTCCTGTAAGGTTACCTGATACATTCCCTGTTACGTTACCTGAAACTGTACCCGTTACATTTCCAGTAACATTTCCAGAAACACCACCTGTTATGTTACCTGATACATTACCAGTTACGTTACCTGAAACAGTTCCAGTCACGTTTCCAGTTACATTACCTGAAACACCACCAGTAACATTGCCTGATACGTTACCAGTTACGTTACCTGAATGGTTACCTGTAATTGAACCCGATACATTACCGGTGACATTACCTGAAACAGTCCCAGTGACATTTCCAGAGAATCCGGTAGCTATTACAACTCCAGAGCTAGGAACAAATTTGAATGAAGTTGCTACTGATACTCCTGCACCAACTAAGCTTGTTCCGAAAGGGCTAAAGGTAACAAAGTTCTCAGAAGAAGTTGTGGCAAGGAGCTGTGTAACACCACTAGCAGTAGTTGCAATTCCGGTAACATTACCTGTAAGGTTACCTGATACGTTTCCTGTAAGGTTGCCTGATACATTACCTGTAACATTTCCAGATACACCGCCTGTAACATTACCTGATACATTTCCTGTTAGGTTACCTGAAACGTTTCCAGTCACGTTACCTGAAACAGTACCTGTTACGTTTCCAGTCACATTACCTGATACACCACCAGTAAGATTACCTGATACGTTACCTGTAACATTACCTGAATGGTTACCTGTAATTGAACCCGATACATTTCCAGTTAAATTACCAGATACGGTACCTGTTACATTACCAGAGAAACCAGTAGCATTTACGACTCCAGTATTTGGAACTACAAAGACTGTAGAAACAGTTGAAATTGCAGCACCAGCAACTCCAGTTGCTGTTTGTGATGCTGACATTGTCAAGTAGTGGCTTGATGTTTGAGTTGCAGAAGTTGCTAAATTTAAATTACTTGCAGTTGTAGCTGATCCTGAGAATGGAGAAATGTCATCTGTATATGCAAGAGTTTTAGCAATGCCAGCTACACCAACTCTAATTTTATTTTGTGTTGTATCCCATGTAAGAATACCTGTTGCTGTGGAAACGCCAGTAGCTGCTAATGTGTTAAATCCAAACTGGTCAGCATCAATTCTACCTAAAAATGGATGGAACCAAATTTTTGCAGTAATACCAGTACCAGTACCATAGTTTGCAATTGGTTTGTATTGATTTGTACCATCATAACCACCAATTACAAGAGTTGGTCTTGTTGCAGAAATTGCATAGTTATATATTGTAGCTCTGACATTGTTATCAATACCAGTAGAGTCTGGAACAGCAGGAGCACTCCAATAAAAGTTTACTTGAGAGGTTGAAGAAGCTGCAGCACCACCAAACCCAGGAATGATAACGATGTCTTTATTACCACCGGATCCTGGGCCTGGGTCACCTGCTTCTTGTGCACCATAAGCAGTAAAATCTCTATTTACGGAAGAAGCAATTGGTTCATTTAAGTCAACCGCACGAGAAGTTCTTTTTAGGGTTTGTAAGACCTTTTCTGCAAAGTCTAACGGCTGATTGTCTTTATTATTTTCTGGCATAATAATTCTCCACTACGGTTTTGGCTGTTCAATAGAAAGCTTAATATCTGTCCGCTCTCCTATTACAAAATAATCAAATTCAATATATTCTTTACGTAAGAAGCGCCTGTTTATCCTTTTCACTTTAAAAGAATAAGAATTACTCCCAGAAACATACAAGTTAGCATTTATTCTTGGAGTAATTAGAACTGAAATTTCATTTTCAGAAAGTGCATGAAAATAGTCAGGTAATTCAACAATAACCTGATCATAACCAGAAGCTCTACCTCTTTGATAAATTCCATGTTCTGGGCCTTCAAGAGATCCATGTTCAAGATACATGTCAGGTTTTAAAGGGTGTTGAATTTTAAAGCTTTTGGTTTGAGCTTTGATGGATCCATTTACAATTATTATGGAACCATTTTGTTGCATAATAGAGTCTGTAAGGGTAGTTCCACCATCAGTCCATAAGGGAACGTATGCAGATGTACCTGTGCCTGTTACAAATCCTGAACCTGAAGACTCTATAGTGACAGAATTTGCATCAATTGATAATGTAACACCAGAACCAGCTAATAATGATCTATATGTTAATGCTGTTCCGGCAGAATTTGATGATAGGAAAGAATTACCGGCATTTATACTAGTGAGACCAGTACCGCCACCTGTAATTCCTGTTACATTAAGCGTTCTCCATGCAGTGCCATCATACTTCCAGGTTTTTCCATTAGATGTAAAAATCTGGTTTGTCGAGGGTGATGTAGGAAAGTCAAGTGCCATTAATATCTCAAATTGGGGGGAACTATTTTATTATTCTGCATCTATGTTATAAAATATTTCTTATATTCCATATCTAAATCTTGTAGCATTGAAATTTTGCAATATTTCTTGTTGTGTGAGGGCTCGGTTGTAGATTTGCACTTGAG